AGCCTCCGCCACGCTGCCTTCGACCAGCAGCGTGGCGGAGGCTTGCGACAGCGCCTGCCGGTTAAACAGGTTCGACTCGGTGAGGATCTTGATCGTCTCGGCCGTGGCCTTGCCGATCTCGCTGCGCTCCTTAGCCGTGGGCTGCCAGAGCACGTTCCAGACGTAGTGCATCTCGCGCGGCCGCGCACCGAGCGCGGAGCGGATCAGGCACTCGTCGGCAATCTCCATCGCCGGTCCGATCTCCAGTTCCTGCATCGATTGGATGCGGTCGTAGTAGTTGCGCTCGTCGCTCTCGCCCGTAGCGCTCAAGCCAGCGGGTGACTGGCCGAGCAGCCTCGTGGCCGGAATGTCTGAGGCGCCAGAGACAGCCTGCAGGAAGCGGTCAACCACGTCAGGCAGCCCCGTGAACGCGGTGGTCTTCGTCTCGTACTCTTCTTCCTTGTCGAGCAGCAACATGCCGTTGATGCCCTTCGCAGCGGCGGCGAGCGATAGCCGCTCATGTACAAGCGCCGGGTACTTCGGATTGGTCTCCAGGTTCGCCATGAAGTCCGGGATGCGGATCACGTCGACCTTGGCTTCGAACACCAGGCTCGCGATGTTGGCCATCGTGCTGTCGGAATGGCTGATGGCCTGCATCACGGCCGTCAGCACCGAATCGCCCCAGCCCTCGGTGAATGCGGTGGGCAGATCAGGATCCGGTAGCTCGGCGCCATGGAACACGATCAGGCGCGAGGGGTGGATGCGCACCGGCACGGCGCCCGACGACAGCACGTAGTCGACCGGCTTGCCGTAGCCCGGCTTCAGCACGTCGCGCTCGAGCTCGCCTGGCTTCAGGTTGCGCTTCGTCAGCACTACCAGGTACTTCAGGTCGCCCTTCCCCATCGACTCGGGCCGAAGGGCCTTCGAAGGGTCTCGATCACCAGTGCCCAGGAAAATCGCGGCACCGCCATGCAGGCGTGCCTTGATCATGGCCTCCTTGACCTTCTGGCGCAGCTTCAGGCGCTTCTCTTCAGCCTCGATCTTCTCGATCTGCTTTTTGTCGGCCTGCCAGGCGCGCCACTTCCGCGTGGCGTCCATCGCAGGGACATCGACGATCTTGCGCGGCAGCCACGCGCCGCGGTAGGCGTTTACCGCCTGTTCCTCGGTCAGGATGGGCACCGCGTAGTACGACGATGCCGCCTTGTCGCGCTCGGTGCCGAGGTTGGCCACGAGGTTGACAAGCTTGTCCGAGAAGCGTTTCAGCACACCGGTGGTTTGCATTCAGGAGACTCCATCCAGTGAGTAGCGACGGATCGGGTACCGCTTCACGAGGAAGTAGCCCACGGCGTCATTCGGGTGGTCGTGGCCGGTCGTCTTGTCCGGCTCGCCGTTGGTGCCCCAGGCCTGCTGCTCCTGCGCTTCGGTCAGGTCCGGGCAGTTGTCGGTGTTCACCAGCCAGCGCCGGCGCCCCTCGGCGTTCAGCGTCATCGCATCCACCGCATTCACCCGGTCTTTCACGGCCGGGTTCGAGGCGTTGACCTGGATGGTCAGCCCCGCCTGCTTCAGGATGCTGAGGTCCGACTCGCTGGCGTTCTTGCTGCTCGTGTTCTTGCCGCTGGCGTCGGGGTACACGATCACCGTGTGGCCCTTGTCGCGGTAGCGCTCCTTGATCAGCTGCGCCATGGTTGGCGTGTCCCGCACCTTGGTCAGCTCTTCCAGCGTGCGCGGCAGGCCGTCGCGGATCACGCTCACGGCCGCCGTCATATTCAGCACGTTGAAGTCCATGCCGATGTGCAACGTCTCGTCTTCGGCGATCCGCTCGTCCGTGTGGTTGAGCTTCCGGTCGAAGTTCGGGTAGACGCTGCCGCTGGTCAGGTTAGTGAACAGGCCACGGATGTAAGCCTGGATCAGCTGCGGCGGGTAGCTGGCCAGCAGCGACGGTATGTAGTCAGCCGGCAGGTTCTTCGCGTTCTCGTAGGTGCTCGCGTGGATCAGGCCATACAGGTGCTTCAGGTGCGGCTTGTCGCGCACCAGCTTCACGAACTGCTGGTAGACGAACTTGAAGCCCTCGGGCGTCGTCGTCACGTCCACGCCATTCTTCAGGCCGTCGACGCTGTAGCGCATGCGCGCGATGATCTTCCGCCAGGCCAGCTCGGCCTTGTTCATCTTCATCACGTCGAGCTCATCGACAACCGCGTGGCCGATCTTGAAGCCCACGATATCGCCGGGCTTCTCCATCGAGCGACACAGGATCGTCGAGCGGTAGGTGCCCGCCGAGTAGAGGTGAACCTCCTTGTTGCTCTCGTGGATGTCGCAGGTCAGGCCCCAGTCAAAGGCCGATTCCTCGATGGACGGGTAGAAGATGTCCCGGATCTGGGCGTAGGTCGGTGCGAAGTAGCCGCTGTTGACCTTGGGCCATTCCCACGCGTGGCTGCACAGCGCGGCACCGCCGGCGCGAGTCTTGCCGCTGCCGAAGCCGGCGACGAAACCACGGAATTTGTGAGGGAGCGCGAGAAATCTGGCCTGAGGCTTATTGAGCTTCGGGTTGACTTGCATCTTCAACCTGGATGACGACCTTCACCGGCAAGACCGGCGCATCCTTCTGAATCAGCTTCACGGCGTCCTTATTGGCTGCCAGCAGGTTCAGGGGAATGTGGCTCGATTCGTTGGCCAGCTTGGTCATGGCGCTGAAGCGCTGGATCGCCGCCATCGACTTCTCAGGCTCGGCGTCATCGATCTGCTGCACCAGCCCGTGGGCGATGCCAGCCAGTCGATGTGCGCTTGCCGCGCCGAACTTCCCTGCGCCCGCCATGTGGGTGCTGATCGACTTCAGCTCGTCCACGAGACTCAGGGTCATGACCTGTTCGGTCAGCGGGAGCTCCTTGAGCGCCTTGTCGGCTGCAACGATCTGATTGGCGATGGAGTTGATCGTTTCCGCACGTTTCGAAACTCGGCCGGAAATTGCGGATTTCGAAACTCCGTACTCCCGTGCGAGGTCAGCAGCCTTCTCGCCTGCGATGAGGCGCTGCTTGAGAACGTCCCACTGAGCATCGGAGAGTTTCGAGGGACGTCCCATGGTTTCCTTTCCGTCGAGCCAGTCGTTCGCTCGGCCGGAAAGGCGAGCGCCGCTAGTCCAGAGACTCGAACTTCTTCAATTGCGCTTGAATCATGCGGTCGGCCGAAACCTCCGCTGACAGGACTGAGTGAGACAGAGCCGCGTAGGCTTCGTCCGGGGGCGGCGGGACCCCTGGAGTGCAGAGATCGATCGCTTTCATCAGCTGCCCCCGGTAATCGATCAATACTCGATACTCGGCGTTGTCAATGAGGAGCTCAATCTCCGTCATCGCTTCTGTGTACTGGTCAAGCCTCTCGATGGACTTGTCGAGACGCTCGCGTGTCTTCCAGGCGACCGCCGTCCTCACGTTCCCAAGCACATAGGAACCGAGTCCGCGGCGAGCGTCGTACAGCTTCTTGAGTGCGTCGATGCGCATTTCCATCATCTTCAAGGCCGCCGAGCGCTTGATTTCTTGCGCCGCCTTCGCGCGCTCCGCCGCCGCGATCAACGAGGTCTTGTAGGCCTCCAGGTCTCTCTGGTGTTGGGCCTTGGTGGCCTCGAGATCCTTGTTCAGCCAGTGGCTGATTTGTCCCTTGAACAGCCATGCAGCTGCGGCAAGTAGTGTGGTCGTGCCTGCACTGCTCGCAACTACCGTCCAAAAGAATTCCCGCCAATCGTCCATGCTCCACCTCCTGAGGCGGAGCATAGCGGGGCCGGACACGCGCCCGGCATCCTTGGGAAACTGCAAGGTGAATAGCCGGGCGCGGACACGGGGCGGAGGGTTTGCCCACCCTGCCGCTGGGGCCAGAAATCCGCGCGGAGCCCGAGAAAGGGAAAGCGGGTGCGCGGGGTGGTCGCTCTGGGTTTTCGATACTCGTATGCAACCTTAGAAGCCTTAAACTGGCTTCAAGGCGATCCGTCATGTGGCGGCACAAATCGTCCCAGGGCGCTGATAACGTCCGGGGCTGCCAATCAAGCGGCTCAAGGTCAAGGGAACAAGGCCCCTGCGGCGGTGTCCGCGGGACAAGCCTGAACGACTCAAGGCCGAACGCTGGATGCCATCCTAGGTAGGCGGAAAGCTAGTGCCCGGCAAGGCACGATAAAAATGCCGACCCTGTACAAGTCGGCGGGCCCGCCGGCGAGAACCTAAAGGTGAAAGCCCTATGTTCACGCTGACGTTGCAGTACGGAAAGCTGCGAATCAAGGTGACCTTTCCGGTCACGGCGGTCGCTGCGATCCTGATCGCGCTGCTTTAATGGACGGGGGCGGAGAGCAATCTCCGCCCTCTTCTGTTGGTTGCGATGGCCCGATTCGAACGGGCGACACGCGGGGTATGAACCCGCTGCTCTACCAGGCTGAGCTACACCGCGTTAGGGAAAGTTAGTCGGACTTGTAGTTCTGATTTCACAGCACTGACCAAATTCGCGCCTGTTGAGCGAAGATGCAGCACCGAAACAAGGGAGACACCGATGGCAACCCAGCCTCTCGATACCGGCGCCGCGATGCTGTTCAACGACCACATGAAGGATCTGGGCAACCGGATCGGGACGTTCTGCAACTACCTGATGCTCGTTGACGGGGGCATTCTGAGCATCACCATCGGCGCATTCATCAGTGCAACGCCACCGAGCTTGGCCATGGATGGCTTGCTAGCAATTCGTGCAGGCTGGTACTTGATCACCCTAGGGCTGGTCTTGGCCCTAGCCGTGACCTTCTTCGTTCTCTGGGGGCAGCTGGTGGTCCAGCGCAAGTTGAACGACTCGTTTAACGCACAACCGACAGCGCTGCAACTTCATCGTGGGCCATCCTGGGTCGGGACCGCCGTGCGTTGGGCTCTGGTGATGGCGTTCACGACTAGCGTAGCCGGTATTGCCTGTGTGAGCTATGGGGCGGTGCAGATGCTCCGGATACCCGCGGCGGCCCCGGCCAAGTGACCCGCCCAAATTCTGGAGGCATCTTCCCCATCGAGGGCAAACGCGCTGTGTCTCAAGCGTGATGGTCTATGTAGGCTGGTGCCGTTGTACGAGTGGCGACAGCCTCAGCAGACTGGTCCGTTCTCGATGGGGCGGCGATTGTATGTAGGAGTTTCGAATCGTCAAGAATCTCCTTGCGATGCGCGGCTTCTGTTGCGCATCGAAGCGCCCATCGAGCACGTCGCACCGTGCAGCGCCACCTCGATTTCGGCCACCATTGCCGCGCCGTCGGCCGCGAAAGGCACCTTCGTGCTGCCAGTGCCCTTGCAGGTCTTGCAGATGCGGCTCGAGCGGGTGTCGGTGCCTGGCAGCAGCTCGTAGCGGCCACCGTGGCACGAGGCGCACACATGGTGCAGCCACCATGCGATGACGGCCGCCGCAGTCACGGCGCTGCTCTCCATGCCCTGGCAGGAACCCCAGGACATCAGCATGTCTCGCACCTCGGGCAACGTCTTCAGGCGCTGGAACACCAAGCCGAGTTCGTGCAGATGCCATTCGCTGGCTTGGCGCCGCGCAGCTTCGAAGGGCACCACGCGCTCGTATCCGCCCTTCCCTTCGCGCCGCTTCGCTGCTGCCTCTGCGCCCGGGGCTTCCACTTGAACTTTGCCGTCGGGCCCCTGCTCCTTCACGAAGGTCAGCGCCAAAATTTTCACGGCGGCGGCCGACAGCGGGCGCGGCTTCGCGCAACCGTCCCACTCGCTCTGCAGGCGCATCAGCGCCGTGCCGAAGCGATTGCGGCTCCAGCCGGCGGCGATCAGGATGTCGGCCACATTGCGCACATTGGCGTCGCGCTCGACTTTCAGGTTGCGGGTGTTGGTGGCGCTGCTGTAGCGCTCTTCGATGGTGGTGAGGTTGGCTTCGGTGGTCATCGGTTCCTTCCTGTGTTCGTGTTCAAGCCGCGCACACCTTCAGGCTCGGGTGTGCGCTGCGGATCCGGTTGTGGGTCTTCTGGATAGCCGCCTCATAGACCGAACGAGCAACGCTCGTCCGTTGGAGGTGGTGCCATTCCAGCAGGTCGCGCATAGCGTTCAGGCCGGCACCGGTGGTGCCCATCCGACCGGTGTCCAGATAGCGCTGATGGGCCTCGTTCAGGACGCCTTCGACGGCCATGGCCGCAGACAGAACTTCGGGGCCGATGCCCATGGCGCACATCGTCTGCGCCAGGTTCGTGAGGTCGGCGACCGTCCGCCAGTCGTCGACGGTGGCCGCGCCGGTGGCGAAGGACTGGATAGCCGACAGCTCGCGCAGGCGCAGCTGGTCGAGCAGCCGGTCTTCGGTGATGCGCGCGCCGGCAATGGCCAGCGTCACCGGGTTGGTCAGCGCGTAGTGCTGTCGGCGGGTGCGCTTGCGCATTCCGTGCTCCTCTTGAAGCGGAAGCCGACCTGACCGTGCAGACGTTCGAGCTTGCCAGCGCGCACCAGCGCCTGGACGTGGTCATTTGCAGCATTGGCGCTGGCGTAGCCGAAGTGCCGCGCGATCATGGGCATGGTGGGCATGTTGTCGTTAGCCGCTTCGAACTCGACCATGTAGGCGAGCACGGCGGCCTGCTTGGGTGTGAGGTCGTTGCTCATGCGGGGACGTCTTCCGGGAGGCCGAGGCGCTGGAGTACTTCGTCCACAGCGTCTTCGCCAGGGTCACGGATTGGGCGCAGGTACTGATCGCCAATCACCATCGGAAGACGAACATCGTGGCCGTCAACAAGCCAGCACTGCTGCCCGCGGCCGTGGCTGCGCGCGCCGTTCTTTGCCTCAACCAGGCGGTGCCCGCTATCAGCGCACACGACGTGCACCGGCAGCCCTCGCATCGCGACATCCAAGTACGGCGCCACGATGAACGCCGTGTCTCCAGGTTCGCAGTTCATAGCGTCTCTCCTTGCCCTACGGGCGTTGCGTTGAGGTGTTCCAGCGCGAGCAGCACAGCGGCGCGGTCGCGCTGTTTGGAAGCCGGGTCGGCGGCGATGGCGCGCCAGTGCTGCACCTGCGACAGGTGAGCGAACATGAAGGTGACCTTCTTCAGCTCGCCATCGGCCGGACCGGAGTCGAGCCAGGTGTGGCACGCGTGGCAGGACCACGCCGAATAGCAGTCGTCAGCCTTGCGTGCGCCGCCCTTGCCGCCATGCTCGGACCAGTTGGAATGGGCGGCCACGGTGGTCGCAGGGTCGCGGTTGCAGATGTCGCGGATCTGGAACAGGCATGGCTTGCCGTTCGCCATGTCCAGTAGGTGCGGGATCTCGCGGCGCGGGGTCTTGGGAATCGGCGCGACTCGCACCGGAGCGGTGTAGGTGCCGCGGCGCAGCCGCGTGGTGGTGGCCGCCTGGTGCTCGGAAGCGCCAGCTTCGGCCGGCAGCCCGCATGCAGCCTCGTTTCGGGCTGGTGCCCGGGTGGTGGGCACGCGGCGTTTGAAGCCGTTGCCTCGGGGCATGGGCGAGCGCTTCATCGGCCGCTCACCCTGGTCATCTCGCCGCAGTGCTGGCACTTCGTGCGCGAGCGCTCGGCCAGGCGCTTCATCTGGTCCTGGTAGGTCGCCATGGTCCGCATCCATTGGCTCTTCTGCTTCATCAGCGCTTCGAGTACGAACATCGGCGAAACCTCGCCTTTGCACTTCCCGCAAAAGCACTTCCCGGCGTCCACATCAATGGTGAATGCGGCGAACAGGTGCTGGCATTGGGAGATCGGAACCGGCCGCAACATGGCGCCCTCTTCCGGCGAGGTGCGCGGCTTGATCGGCAGGGCGTGCACGTTGTCAGTTTCGATGGGAGGGAAGATCAAAGCTGGTCCTCCTGCTCGGTGAACACCACGCCCAATTCGGTGACCGCGTGCGCCTGGACCTTCAACAGGAACTCTGCGAATTCGTCGTCGAGCAGTTCCTCGGTGCTGCGCCGGCGCTGGCGGAGCTTGACCTCGCCGGTCTTCTTGACCGTGTATTCCTCGAAGGTCGGCTCAATGAAGAGCTCGGCGAAGTAGTGCTTCCAGGCGAGCGGCACGTAGCGCACGCGCACGCCGCGCCGCTCGTCCAGCACCCAGACCTGTTCGGCAATGTCGCGCAGCACCGGGCCGTGGAAGGCTTTGCGCAGCTTGTGCCGGTAGTAATCGTTGGTGCTGATCAGCTGCATCAAGTACCGGGCGCCGGTCTTGGTCTTCTCTTTGGCGATGCCGTACAACTCGAGCGCGGCTTCGTGGGCGCTGCGCGGGCTGCTCAAAAGGCGTTGTTCGATCATGGTGTGGCCTCGGTGAAAAGGTCGGGCTGGCGAACGTCGGCACGTGGCGCGCGGCCGGTACCGCGGCGCGGCTTCGAGCCGGTGATAGCAGTGGCGCACTTCGGGCCGTAGGCTGAGCCGGACAGGTAGACCGGCTGGCGCGACAGCGCGCGGTGGCAGCGGGCGCAGATCGTCAAAATGACACCCCGCTGTTTTGTGTGGTGGACTGCGACGAGCCGACCGCACGGCGTACGCGCTCCTGCAGTTGGCGCTGGCGCTCGTGCCGCATGTTCCAGTACCGGTGGTACATGCTGCTCATCCAGCGGTCCAGCGTTTCCTGCGGCACTTTCTCTTTCCCGATGCGCTTCGGCGCGCGAGCGATGTGCACCATGAAGCCGCCGTGCCAAGGCTTGAGATGCCAAACGCCAGCCGCGGCGGGCACCCATTCGGGCACGCCCAGTTCGACGGGCACGCAGTAGATGAACCGTGTGACCCACGGCGGGAACTTCCCATCCAACCATTTGGGCTTCGCGAGATCGCACTTCCAGTCGGAGCGGCTGACCTTCACTTCAAGCTCGGTGGCATAGCCCGAGTCGGTGACCATCATGAAGTCCGCGAAGTAGTCGGAAAACATCTCGTACGAGCGGCCGCCCGGTGCCCACGGCTCGCTCATGCCGCGGCTGTACCTCACAGGTGCTTCCGGGATCAGGTACTTGACGCCGTGCGCCTGGCGCTGGACCGCAATCTGAATTTCGAGCGCGTTCAAAACGGCAGCCCCTCGGGAATGGGTTCAAAAAGTGTCGGCGTTACGGGTGCCGTCACCGTTGCCGGCAGCAGTTCGCCTTGCGGCTGCGGTGTGGGCAGCTGCTCGATGCGAAGAACCACGCGTGCCCCCTTCTCATCGGGCTCCATGCGCTCCGCCGAGTAGCGGAAGATGCGCTTGTCGTCTTCGAAGGCCAGGCCGTTCAGGGCATCGAGCAGCACCTTCTCGGCGTTGGTCAGATCGATGCACATCACCGTGTCGTCCCACGCGGCACCGTGGTCGCGCATCCGCTTCTTCCAGTCCAACGGCCGGTGCGGGTAGAGCTGCAGGTGCACGCCAATGCGGCCCGGCAGCGGAGTGCGCACGCCAGCGGCCTTGCACATCCAGCCGATCTTTTCGCGGAAGGCCTTGGCCTCTTTCGTCGGCACGATGCTGATGTGGTTGCCCACATGGACCGGCCGCCAGTACTTGTTCGCGGACAGCGGATACGGGAGGTGCAGTTCGATCACAGCTCGGCTCCCTTCGTGCGCACCATCGACGTGGGACGGTCACCCATCCAGTCGCAGAACTTCACGGTGTCGCCCGTGTACTGCGAGTCGACGATGCCGGTCTGGCCGTCGCGCTGCTTGCCGATGATGATCTCGGCGTAGTGCTTCCACTCCGGGCCCAGGTCGGGCTTCACGTGGGCCGGACGGTGCACGAACGCGATGATGTCGGCGTCCTGCTCGATGTCACCGCACTCCCGCAGGTCGGCCATGATCGGCCGCATGTTCGGGCGCTTCTCGACTTCACGGTTCAGCTGGGCCAGCAGCAGGATGGTGCAGTCCAGTTCCTTGGCCAATGCCTTGATGCCGCGGCTGACCTCGCCGAGCTGGGTGGCGCGGTTGGCCTTGCGATCCGTGCCCTCCATGAGGCCGATGTAATCAACCACGAGGAGTCGCAGCCCTCGACGGCGCTTTAGCCCGCGGGCCTTCGAGCGCAACTGATTGATGTTGAGGGCGGTCTGGTCGTCGATGAACAGCGGCAGCTTGCGCAATAGCTCAACCGCGCGGCACATTTCGCCCCAGTCGTAATCGTTCATGCGCTCCGGCCGCTTGAGCTTGTGCAGTGGCACGCTCGAACGCATCGACACAACGCGGGTTGTTAGCTGAGCCTTCGGCATTTCCATCGACAGCACGCCCACCGGCTCGCTCATGCCGCAGACGTGATCGGCGATGGACATCGCAAGCGCGGTCTTCCCCATGCCAGGGCGGCCGGCGATGACAATGACCTCGCCGCGGCGCATGCCGCCGTCGAGCCGCTCGTCCAGCGCCTTGATGCCGGTGGAAAGGAAGTCTTCCTCCCCATCGTGGCGACGCTGGACGCCGTCGAGGAACTGGACCATGCCGGCGTCCATGTCCAACCACGCATCGCTCTTACCGGCGTCGAACAGCGGCGTGAGGAGCGCGGTCGCCTGGTCCAGCGTCTCTTCGAAGCCCACGCCGCGCTGGCAGGCGAGCTCGTGGATCTCGCTGCTGGCCGTCATGAGCTTCCGGCGCAAGGCGAAGTCGCGCACGATCAGCGCGTACTGCCGCACGCTGGCCGCGCTGGGGACGTACCCGGTAAGGGCGTGCAAGTCGGTCAGCCCCACCATGTCGGCCTTGCGGTCGCGCTGCAGCTGGTCGTAAACCGTGAGCACGTCAGCGGGCTTGCAGGCGTTGAGCATGCTGCTCAGCGCGCCGAAGATCAGGCGGTGCTCGTTTTTGAAGAAGTCCGCTTCGACGACCATGTCGCCCACGCGGTCCCACAGGCCGTTGTCGAGCAGCAGCGCGCCCAGCAGCGAGGTTTCGGCTTCAGGGCTCCACAGCACCACCGGCGCCAGGAGGTGTTCATCGACTCGGTCGTTCATGTCGTTGCCTCAAGGTTCGTTTTCTCCAGGACCTGCTTGAGCCCGCCGGACTTCATCAGGTACTCGATGTCGGGTTTCCAGTTCGCGTGCTCGCCAGTTCGCGGCGTGCGGCCCATCAGGAAGTCGTTTTCGCGCGCGCGTTGGAAGTAGCTGCGCATCCACTCCAACGCTTCTTCGGTGGTGGTGGCACGGCGCGAGCCGTCGGGCTTCGTCGACGTCAGAACCCATTGCCAGCGGTCGCGGATCGCCTTCTCCCGGGCCTTGTCCATGACCCGGACGCCCGGCAGTTCGGGCAAGACCTCGTGGTAGATCGCCACGATCTGCTCGGGCCGACAGGTCGGCAGCCGCGCTGTCGACGAAGGAGCGTTAGCTCCTGATGTAGTTGAAGATGAAGAAGAAGATGAAGAAGA